TAAAAATTTAAGTCCCTGTACCTACAAAAATTTTTTGTATAGCCCCGGAAATACCGGGTTTAAGGTACCCCCGTACGTGCCGCGCAACTCATTGATTATATTGGGTTATTCGGTTATTTGGTTATTCAGACCCTCCGGCACACCCGGCACGTAAATACTTGTAGAAAATTTGGTTACACAGAAATACCTACACTGGGGTGTCCAGAAAAACACGTACATAGCGTTTTGGACTTTTTGGACTTTTCATTTGTTTGTCTTCCGAGGTATTTGGTGTATATTCCCGCCAACGGCTATTAGCCAGCGACACAATTTATGACTTTACTTATAGAACCTGAAATCGGCGTTCCTTTTTCAGACGACATGTCATACGTAGATCTGAAGGAACGTGCCTCGGCGGCGTGCAATACGGCGCTGAAACTTGCTGAACACGGATTAGATATTGACCCCACCCAAGAAGACGAAGACGTGGCAGCGAAACTTGCTGTTGCTTATGCGGACGATCCAGAAAAAACTTCTAAAAAGGTTACTGCGCGGAAGGCGGCGGCGCTTACACCTGCCTCGTTGGTGCTGACGAACAACATACTGCAAGAGTTCGGGCATTCTGTTGCAGAAAGTGCAGTGCAGATTCGCCACCTCGTAACAAACAAACTGCTTCTCGAATCTGAGAACGCTGACCCACGTATTCGTATGCGTGCGCTAGAACTTCTAGGTAAGATCTCAGACGTGGGACTGTTCGCGGAGAAGTCAGAAGTGACGGTAACGCACCAGTCTACTGAGGATCTACGTGACAAGTTACGTGATAAGCTAGAAAAGCTGATCAACCCGGAAGATGCGGTGACAGATGCCGAGTACGAAGAGGTGCTAGATGGTGAGGAGTTCGATGCGCGTGCCGAGCTAGGGTTAGGGAAGTAAGTAGTGCTGCGTAATATAGAAAAAGAAATAAATGGTTGAGGCCGTTCCCGATTTTACAGAAGAGGAAGTACAGCAGATGCTGGACAACCTCGACAGTTTCTCGCCTGAAGAGGTCGTAGAGATAAATCGCATCGTCGATGAGTTAGAAACGCGGCAGGTTAACCAAGCGGCGTATGATGACCTCATAGAATTCTGTAAAGCCATGCAGCCAGACTACATTGTAGGTAAGCACCACCGCATATTGGCGGATATGTTGATGGCGATTGAGGCGGGAGACAAAGATCGCATCTGTGTGAACATCCCACCACGCCACGGCAAGTCCCAACTCGTGTCTATTTTCTTTCCAGCGTGGTTTTTGGGGCGAAATCCGAACAAAAAAGTGATGATGGTGTCCCACACCACCGACCTAGCGGTAGATTTTGGTCGAAAAGTGCGAAATTTGATCTCTACAGACGCATATCAAGGCATTTTCCCTACCGTACAGCTTGCAAGCGACTCAAAATCAGCCGGTAGGTGGAACACAAACGTTGGGGGCGAGTATTATGCGTGTGGCATTGGTTCTGCTCTTGCTGGTCGCGGTGCAGATTTGCTTTTGGTGGACGATCCTCACTCTGAACAAGACGTAATCAACGGTAATTTCTCTGTTTTCGAGAAAGCCTATGAATGGTTTACGTTTGGAGCGCGTACTCGTCTGATGCCGGGAGGTCGTGTAGCTATAATTCAGACCCGTTGGCACATGGATGACCTGACTGGGCGTGTTACACGCGACATGGCGCAGAATGACAGGGCAGACGAGTACGAAATCGTCGAATTCCCCGCCATATTAGAAGTTGAGGACGAAGAGACAGACGACATAGTGGAGAAACCGCTGTGGCCTGAGTTTTTTGACCTAGAAGCACTCCTCCGCACCAAGGCATCTATGCCTACATTCCAGTGGAACGCGCAGTATCAGCAGACGCCCACGGCAGAAGAGGCTGCGCTAGTAAAACGTGAGTGGTGGCAGATATGGGAGCAGGAACGGCCTCCGAACTGTGAGTACATAATCATGTCACTGGACGCAGCGGCAGAGAAACATAACCGTGCGGACTATACGGCGCTCACAACGTGGGGTGTGTTCCTGTACGAAGAGACTGGTGCGTACAACATCATCTTACTGAACAGTATAAAGCAGCGGATGGAGTTTCCAGAGCTGAAAGAGATGGCGCTGGAGGAGTATACCGACTGGGAACCTGATGCGTTCATTGTGGAGAAGAAGTCATCAGGCACCGCGCTGTACCAAGAGATGAGGCGCATGGGGTTGCCTGTGTCAGAGTATACGCCCCACAGAGGGTCAGGTGATAAACTTGCTCGTCTAAACTCAGTATCTGATATCGTAGCAAGTGGTTTGGTGTGGGTGCCTGCTACACGGTGGGCAGAAGAGGTAGTTGAGGAGATTGCTGGATTTCCGTTTATGAGCCATGATGACTTGGTTGACTCAACGGTCATGGCACTCATGCGCTTCAGGCAAGGTGGCTTTATACGGCTACCGACAGACGAGCCTGAAGAACAAAGATACTTTAAGTCGCGGCGGGGCGGCTTCTACTAGAGATTTATTATGGCTATTGAAAAAGGACTATACGCTGCCCCTGAAGGCATGGACGAAGAGCTGATGGACGATATGCCAGACGCAGACCTTGAGATTGAGATTGTAGACCCAGAAATGGTCACTATGAGTGATGGTAGTGTTGAGATCACAATTATCCCTGACGCAAATATATCAGACATGATGTCGTTTGATGCGAACTTAGCGGAAGGGCTGGACGACGGACAGCTTAACGAGTTAGCAGATGATCTAGTAGGTCTGGTAGACGCCGACATCGAAAGCCGTAAAGACTGGGCCGATACCTTTGTTAAAGGTTTAGATGTGCTTGGGTTCAAGTACGAAGAGCGCACTGATCCGTGGGAAGGCGCGTGCGGTGTGTATTCTACAGTCCTTGCTGAAGCAGCTATACGCTTCCAAGCAGAAACTATGTCTGAGACGTTTCCCGCCGCTGGCCCTGTACGGGTCAAGATCATTGGTGTGGAGGATAAGGACAAAGAAGAGGCAGCAAACCGCGTAAAAGCTGATATGAACTATGAGCTTACTGAGCGCATGGTGGAGTACAGGCCCGAACATGAACGCCTGTTATACAGCCTTGGCTTAGCTGGTAGCGCATTTAAGAAGGTCTACTTCGACCCGAATCTAGGCCGACAAGTGGCTATCTATATACCTGCTGAAGACGTAGTGGTGCCCTACGGTGCGTCACACATTGAGACAGCAGAACGTGTTACGCACATTATGCGTAAGACTAAGAACGAACTGAAGAAACTACAGGCAGGGGGGTTCTACCGAGAAGTAGACCTTGGCGACCCTGTGCCATACCACACCGATATTGAGAAGCGTAAAGCTGAAGAGGGTGGGTACTCGCTGAATGACGACGACCGTTTCAGCCTATATGAAGTACATGCCGATCTTGTTATTGATGGTATTGATGATGAAGACGACATTGCCAAGCCTTACGTCGTTACACTAGAGCGTGGTACCAACGAGATTCTCGCTATACGCCGAAACTGGAACCCTGATGACAGCTTACAGTTAAAGCGTCAGCACTTCGTACACTACGTGTATGTGCCGGGATTTGGGTTCTATGGGTTAGGTCTGATTCACATTATTGGTGGGTATGCCCGTGCAGGAACGTCGCTCATACGACAGCTTGTAGACGCTGGCACACTCTCTAATTTGCCGGGCGGACTGAAAGCTCGTGGGTTACGCATCAAGGGTGATGACACGCCGATTGAGCCGGGGGAGTGGAAAGATGTAGACGTACCGTCTGGAGCTATCCGCGACAACATCATGCCGTTGCCGTACAAAGAGCCAAGCCAGACTCTACTCGCATTGTTGAATCAGATCACGCAGGAGGGGCGTAGGCTGGGCGCTATCAGTGACATGAACATTTCGGACATGTCAGCAAACGCCCCTGTAGGGACTACTCTGGCGCTGTTAGAGCGCACTTTGAAGCCTATGGCTGCTGTACAAGCGCGTGTTCACTACGCGATGAAGCAAGAGTTTAAGTTACTCAAAGCGATCATGGCGGAACATGCGTCAGAAGAGTATTCGTATGAGCCGATCAGAGGCGAGGTAACTGCCCGTGTAGCAGATTATATGGCTGTAGATGTCATACCTGTAAGCGACCCGAACAGCTCTACAATGGCTCAGCGTGTTGTGCAGTACCAAGCGGTGTTGCAGATGGCGCAGTCTGCACCGCAGATATATGACCTGCCGCAGCTTCACAGGCAGATGATTGAGGTATTGGGGGTAAAGAACGCCGATAAACTCGTACCAACTACGGACGATATACGGCCAACCGACCCAGTAAGCGAGAACATGAACAACTTGAATGGTAAGCCTATGAAGGCGTTTATCTATCAAGACCATGACGCTCATATGGCCGCACACCAAGCGTTTATGAAAGACCCTATGATTGCTCAAGTAATGGGGCAGAATCCTCAAGCACAGCGTATGGCTGCGGCGTTACAGGCACATATAGCGGAGCACTTAGCGTTTAAGTACCGCAAGGAAATGGAAACCAAACTGGGTGCGCCACTACCTAATCCAAACGCAGAACTACCAGAAGATATGGAAGTTAATCTAGCCCGCCTTATGGCGCAGGCTGGTACGCAGTTGTCACAGCAGAATCAACAGCAAGCAGCGCAACAACAAGCGCAGCAAAAAGCTCAAGATCCTGTTGTACAAATGCAGCAAGCTGAACTGCAAATTAAACAGCAGGATCTACAACGTAAGGCTCAGAAAGACCAGATGGACTCTCAAGCCAAGCAAGCAGAAATCGCGCTCAAAGCGCAGGAGAACCAAGTAGATGCACAGGTTCAGCAGGCTGAACTAGCAATCAAACAGCAAGAGTTGCAAATAGATGCTCAGAAAGCCGGTGCAAAACTTGCCGCAGATCGTCGTAAGGACAACACCAAGCTAGACCTTGACTTACTCAAGACGATAAAAGATTCCAATAAAGAAAGAGGCCAATAATGGCTAAAACCGTCTTTGACGTGCTTAAAGAAAAAATCGAGGCCGACAGAGCCTCTGCACTACAATTTCTAGGTGGTGGGGGAGCTAAAGACTTCTCCATGTACAAAGAAACCACAGGTTTGATTCGAGGTCTCGAAGCCTGTCTTGGTCATGTAGAAGACCTCTCGCGAAACTTGGAGTACGATGATGAGTGAAGCTGTTGACACAGTTGAAACTACTGAAGAAGAGATGGAGGCACAGCTACCTACACCTGTCGGGTATAGGGTATTAGTTGCACTGCCGCAGGTCGAAGAAACCTTTGATGGCACTAACCTACTCAAAACGGATACACAGAAAAATCAAGAACATGTCATGTCTATCATTGGCCTTGTGGTCGATATGGGCAATGAAGCCTATGGCGATGCAGAAAGATTTCCTACTGGGCCTTGGTGTAAGCAAGGTGACTATGTAATGTTCCGTGCTAACTCAGGCACAAGATTTAAGGTTGATGGCTTAGAGTATCGTTTGATGAATGATGACTCAATTGAAGCCGTTGTAGCAGACCCCCGTGGTGTATCACGAGCGTAAGGAAATAAAATGCCGTTTCAAAAAGTAGAATTTAGCTTCCCTGATGAAGAAAAAGACGACGTTGTAGAGATTGAGGAAACAGGTGAGGTCGAGATTGACCTATCAGGTAAGAAGACTGCGGATGAGTATGCAGGCACTATTGCTGAGCCTGAAGCAAAGGTTGAAGAGCCAGCCGAAGAGCTTGACATCGAAGTCGTTGACGATACTCCGAAGGCTGACCGTAACCGTAAGCCATCTGAACCGCCGTCTGATGTCACAGACGAAGAGCTTGAAGGGTACTCCGAAAAGGTGCGAAACCGCATCAAACACTTCAGTAAGGGGTACCATGACGAGCGCCGTGCAAAGGAATCCGCAGAGCGAGAGCGGCAAGAGTTAGAAAAACTAGCTCAACGTCTCGTTGAAGAGAACAAGACTCTGAAAGGGGATGTAGGTAACACACGAGAAGCGTTGCTTGAACAAGCCAAGCTCGTGGTTGACTCTGAACTTAACGGAGCAAAAATTGCGTACAAAGAAGCCTATGAAAGCGGAGATGCTGATAAGCTATTAAACGCGCAAGAACATCTAACTACTGCTAAACTGAAAGCAGATAAGTTAGATAATTTCAAACTGCCTTCTTTACAAGAAGAAGTAACTGAGGTACAAGAACCTCAACCCACCCCACAACGGGTGCGTGATCCGAAAGCAGAGGCATGGGTAGAAGAAAATTCTTCTTGGTTCCATGTTGATGACGAGATGACAGCATACGCTATGGGGTTGCACCAAAAATTGGTTAAGAGTGGGGTAAACCCACAAAGTAACGAATACTACGAGACAATTGATGCTCGTATGCGAAAAGTATTCCCAGAAGAGTTTGAGGACGTTGTAGAGCAGCCAGAAGCGCCGGAGCCACGAAAGCAATCAGCTAACGTTGTCGCCCCTGCCACGCGAAGCACCGCACCAAACAAAGTAAAGCTCACCAAAACACAGGTGGCTCTTGCTAATAAACTTGGGGTACCGTTAGAAGAATACGCCAGACAGGTTGCATTAGAAATGAGGAACGGATAATGGCTGATAACAGAATTAAGCGTGATGCTGACACTCGTGAAACGAAGACTCGCACTAGATCATGGCAGCGACCAGAGGTACTACCCTCTCCTACGCCAGAAGATGGGTACGACTTTCACTGGGTTCGCGTAGCTACGCAAGGTCAGGTAGATGCTACAAACGTTTCTTCAAAACTGCGTGAAGGTTGGGAGCCTGTAAAGGCCGCAGATCATCCTGAAATTACTATGGTTACTGTCGAAAACGAAAGGTTCGCTGATAATGTAGTAATTGGTGGTTTGATGCTGTGTAAAGCTCCATCAGAGTTAGTTCAAGAGCGTACCGATTATTATAATCAGCAAACTCGCTCGCAGATGGACTCTGTAGACAACAACCTGATGCGTGAAAATGATCCGCGTATGCCTATATTTAACGACAGAAAAACAACTGTGTCGTTTGGTAAAGGCAGTTAATCTTAAATTAGGAGTCCATTAACATGGCTACAACTGCTGCACCTTACGGGCTAAAGCCTGTAAAACGCGCTGACGGACTACCGTATGCTGGCGCGACTTCCTCGTACCTCATCGACCCCGCTGGGGAAGGTACCAACATCTTTTATGGGCAAGTAGTTCATATCGGTGCTGACGGGTACATTGCGTTGTCAACAGCTACTGGTGCCGACGGCACTACTAACGCACTTCCTGCTGGAACCACTTTGACGGGTTCTTTGGGCGTGTTTGTTGGTTGTTCATACATCAATGCTCAAGGGCAACAAATCTACGGTCAATACTACCCAAGCGGCACCACTGGTGTTGTTGAGGCGTATGTTGTAGATGATCCGAACGTACTGTTCCAAGCTCAACTGGATGGCGCTGCTGACCAGTCTGACATTGGTGCTAACACGTTCTTTGCTGCTGCTCAGTCTACCTCTACTGGTTCTACCACGACGGGTAACTCTACAAGTGCATTGGATGCAACTACGAAAACAACCACCGCTGCCTTCCGTATCGTGGCTGCTGTATCACCCATTGGTGATGCGTTTCCAGATGTGTTGGTTAAATTCAATCCCGGCTATAGCAGCATGACAAATGCTGTTGGTCTATAAGTAAGGAGCTGAATAATGGCTATTTCACGCGCCCAACTCCTCAAGGAGCTATTGCCCGGACTTAACGCACTTTTCGGTATGGAATATGCGAAGTACGGCGAAGAGCACAAAGAGATTTTTGAATCTGAAAGCTCTGATCGTTCCTTTGAGGAAGAAGTTAAGTTGTCCGGTTTTGGTGCAGCCCCCGTCAAAGACGAAGGTTCTGCCATTGACTACGACAACGCACAAGAAGCGTTTACCGCTCGTTACACGCACGAAACCATTGCTATGGGCTTTAGTGTTACCGAGGAAGCGATTGAAGATAACTTGTATGACTCACTGTCATCTCGTTATACGAAAGCTCTTGCTCGCGCTATGGCTTACACCAAGCAGGTTAAAGCTGCCTCTATCCTGAACAGCGCGTTCACGGGTGCAGGTAACCCAACCTACGGTGACGGCAAAGTGTTGTGTGCAACTGACCACCCGCTAGTTTCTGGCGGAACTAACTCAAACCGTCCTGCTGTTGCTGCTGACCTTAACGAGACTTCTTTAGAAGCCGCCGTTATCCAGCTTGCTGGTTGGACTGATGAGCGTGGTCTGTTGATCGCTGCCAAGCCTCGCAAATTGGTTATCCCACCTGCACTGCAATTCGTTGCAACCCGCTTGTTGGATACCGAGGGTCGAGTTGGCACGGCTGACAACGATCTGAACGCGATCCGTAACAACGGCTCAATCCCAGAAGGCTACACGGTCAACCATTATCTGACTGATACAGATGCTTGGTTCCTGACCACTGACGTGCCTAATGGCCTGAAGCACTTTGTTCGTACCCCAATGTCTACCTCTATGGATGCAGACTTTGATACGGGCAACAGCCGCTACAAGGCTCGTGAGCGTTACTCGTTTGGTGTATCTGATCCCCTCGGGATCTTTGGTTCACCCGGCGCATAAGCTACGGTGCTTGATAAGGGGGGAGCTTCGGCTCCCCTTTTTATTGACTTGATGAAAAGTAGGGTATACTTTCATTCATATCGGGAAACAATCCGGTAAATCTGACAGGCCCGACTGACGACATGTAGACAGATTTACTTAAACTCACATGTGAGAAAAAACGATGGCTAAAACCACTTTTTCCGGCCCCGTCCGCTCGGACAATGGCTACCAAATCCCAGTTGTGGCTACCACAGACCTACCCGACGCTACTGGCGTTGCTGTTGGAACCGTATATATGGTTTCTGACAATGGTTCTGGCGACGATGAATACTGCATCGTAATCAGCACTGGCGCTGCTTGGGTAACCGCTGTTGGCGCGGATCTTACCTAATAGGAGACGCTCATGTCGAACTCTGATGTCCAATCAAAACGAGTCACAACGGCAGCTTCTCTTGGTGTTGGCCCTGCACGTATTCGTCAGGTTCAGGTATTAACTACGGCTGATGGCGCGGGTCGTCTTACCATTACTGATGGTAGCGGCGGCACAACAGTCTTAGATCTGGACTTCCTAGCTTCTGAGTCCCATTCGGTAAACATTCCAGACTGGGGTATTCGTTGCCAAGATGACGTGCTAATTACTGCCATGACCAACATTAGCGCTATGACGGTGTTCTACAGCTAACATGCGTAGTTACTACAAGAAGTCTCCATGTGCGTCTTTTAAGAGTGGCGGCAGTACCGCTGCTTGGACGCGCAAGGAAGGCAAGAGTGAGTCTGGTGGACTTAATCAAAAAGGTGTGGACAGTTACAACAGGGAGAACCCCGGAAGTAAGCTGAAGACTGCCGTAACGACTAAGCCTAGCAAGCTCAAGAAAGGTTCTAAGGCCGCTAAACGACGTAAGTCGTTCTGTGCACGCATGAAAGGTATGAAAAAACGTAACACTAGCTCTAAGACGGCGAATGATCCAAACAGCCGTATAAACAAGAGCTTACGGAAGTGGAATTGCTAAGTGGCGTACCTACAGAGCAACATTCCGTACTTCAAGTGTTGGGTGCGGAAGGAATACACCCATAACCATGAGAAGTACCACGGCGAGTTTATTCACGCTATGGCTATCGCTGTTACGACAATGCCGACCAGATGCCTCAGTTTCCAAGTGATATTTACTGGGGCTGAGACGTACGATGAGGACGATGAGCCTAACGTACATGGGGGCGCTATGTGGGCACGTATGCCGATTACAGCGTTGGTGGGGGATACTCCGTTCGAGGAATGGCCTGAACCAATGCCTGTATGGGCCGCGCAGCCTTGGGACTGTTCGTCTAGGGATCATGCGGTATACACGCTCGACAGAGCCACACCGTGCCCTTGGATGGCTAAGATAGACGGGGAGATGTACCCCGCGAAGTATATGTTCACAGTGGACTAT